CAATGGAGGAAACTCTTACAATATTACGTTTGAGTTCGAAGGTGTAGAGTCTGACTCAGTAAACAAAGGTACAGATATCCGGTTTGGATTCACAAATATCGGATTTATTGCAGACGTATCAAACGGTGTAGATGGAATCATAAATCTAAGAATGGAAAACAGCCTTGTATCGCCCAAGCAACCAGACGAAAGTATTCTTAACGGGAATGGTCATTACCCCATTATACCAAATTTGCCAGATATGACACAGCTTGATTTTATTAAAGCAATATCTACCATGCTAGGCGTATTTGCATATCCTATTGAAGGCACGAACATTATAAGATTTATGTCTGTCGATGATATCATAAAGAAAAAAGAACAAGCGTACAATTGGACTAGACGGGTAATAGCATCGTATATGGCCAACAAGCCTAAAGAAATGAAATTCACTATCGATGGCTTTGCACAAAGAAATATACTTAAATACAAAGACGATGATACGGTAAAAGGCAACTACAGTGGAGAAATTACTTGCTTGATCAGCTCATTAGAGAAGTCTAGAGAAATGGCAGAGTTGAAATTTGCAGGATGCGACATGAGAGGAATTACAGCATTCATACGATTGTACAAATATGACGGAGAGGGAAAGGCTGAACTGCAAAAAGTTCAACCAAGAATACTTCTCGAGGAAAACAATGGAGGTCTATCAAATGGAACCTTCACACAATTGTCGTTCACAGATATCATAAAAAGATTCTACACAAGCTTTCAAAATGCAGTGTATACCCCCAAAATCATTAAAGAAAAAATAGAAATAACAGAAAAAGACTTGAGAGACTTAGATATGACCACTCCAGCATATCTGGCCCAATATGGGAAATATTATGCAATTCTATCCGTTACAGCAGAAAATACAGGAATAGCAAATGTTGAATTATTACAATTAGACATCTAAAATTATGGCAGACAAAGTAGAAAAGATACTTGATATCAAAGTGAATTATAATGAGGCTATCAAAGCTATAGCCGAGTATCAGACAAAAATCGACAAAGCCAAAGAAGCAGAGGCGAAACTGAAGGAACAGTTAAAGGCTGGAGACATAAAAAGGCAGCAGTACAATGAAGAAATGGCGGCATCTAAAGCCTATATCAACGACTGTAATGATTCGATACGTGTTATAACGAAAACAATGCAAAATCAGCTCAAGCAGGAGAAGGCACAAGAAAACAGCCTTGTTTCTCTCCGTGCCAAACTGTCAAACCTAACGGCTGAATACGATGCTTTATCCGAAGCGGAACGTAAAGGTGCTAGCGGCACAGAATTGAAAAACAAGATTAATGAGGTTACTGATGCTCTAAAGGGCGCTGAAGAAGAGACACAGCGGTATTACCGAAATGTTGGCAATTACAAGGAAGCTATAATGGAAGCCGCCAATGCCAATATCCCGTTCGTGCAGCAGATAAATGTAATGGTAACCTCCTTGGGTGGAGTAAGAAATTATTTGTCTGGAGTAAAAACAGAAATGCTTACTGTTTCGACCACCACAACCGGCTGGATTAAAGTTTTGAAACTGTTGAAAGTTGCTCTACTTGGAACTGGTATTGGAGTATTAATTGTAGCTTTAGGATCTTTGGTATCATGGTTCACCAAAACACAGAAGGGCGTGGAAGCAGCCAATAAAATAATGGGGGCTCTGGGTGCCACTGTAAATGTCTTAATAGACCGGGCGGGCAAGTTGGGAAGTGCTTTAGTGAATCTGTTTACCGGGAACTTCAAACAGGCGGGGAATGATGCCAAATCCATATTCGCTGGTATCGGTGATGAAATAGTCAATGAAACCAAACAGGCGTGGAAGCTGGCAGAAGTCTTGAATGAGATAGACAAGAGGGAAGTCATGCTGTCCATGTCACGTGCCGCTAACCGAGCTGAGATTGAGAAGCTGAAAAAAGCTGCAGATGACCAGACCCTGTCCACACAGGAACGTATCAAAGCTGCGGAAAAAGCTGCAGCAATGGAAAAAGAGGACTTAAAAATCCAAACAGACTTAGCGAAAGCAAGAATTGCCAATATGCTCGGATATACTAAAGTAACAAAGGAAGCCCTTAAGACCATTGAGGACATGCAAAAAGGAGCAATTACAGCAGATGAAGCTATTGGAAAAATCGGTATATCGGAAAGCACTATTGATGACCTTAGGAAATTAAGCGAAGAAGTAAACAGATTAAGTGAATTGGAAGAAAGCAGTTACACCCGTCAGACAGAGCAGCAAAATACCCTAAACTCTATCCGCCAGGAAGGTGCAGACAAAGCAAAGGAAGCAAAGCAAACAGAACTGGAAGCAGTAAGGGCAGCAGAAGATGCTATGCTTGCCTTAGTGAAAGACAAGAGAGAACAAGCACGGAAAGAGATTGAATTGAACTATTCCCGGCAGATTGAGGATTTGCAAATCAGTTTAAAGCAAGAAGAGAACCTTACCGCTAAGGCTCGTGAAGCCATCAACGCCAAAATAAAGGCTTTGGAACAACAAAAATCTATGGAACTTAGCAAGTTGTCCGATGAGGAGCTGAAAAAAGAACTGGAGAACCGTTTAAAAATGATATCCCTGCAATTGGAATCGGTCAAGGAAGGCAGCGAGCAGGAGTATCAGTTAAAGATACAACAATTACAAGCACAACAAGAGGCGGAACTTACCAGCACAGAACAAACCGAAGAAATGAAACTGGCCATTAAAGCAAAGTACAATACCAAGATAGACGAACTGGCAACAGTTCATGAGCAGGATATTATCAACAAGCAACAGGAAGCCATGCGCATACGCTTTGAAACGGAAATCGCACAAGCATATGATAACGAAAAGGAAATTCTTCGTATAAGGATGGAACAAAAGAAAGCCGAGCTCGATAGCCTGCAGCAAATGGAAGGTGAAAGTATAGAAGCATTCAATCTTCGCAAGCTGGAAGCACAGAATGCTTATCTGGAATCCAAAAAAGAACTGAGCGATAAGGAGATTGAAATAGAACAAGCTAAATATGAAGCAATGGAACAGGTGACAAATGGCCTTGTAGCTCTCACAGAACAAATTGGGGAGTCTGACAGAGGATTTGCTATGGCAAGC